AATTAGCAGACCTTTTATTCTGTTTAACTGTCTCATTTAAAATAATACCTTCTTGTTCTTTACAAAATTCATATACTTGGTCGTCAGATATAGAATACCACTCACCCTGAAGATGAAAATCCATAAAGTGATTTTGACTTCTCCTTTCTTGATCTTCCGCGGCGAATTTATTACGACATGGAATATAAGCCAGCAGTATAAGTGGCTGACTATTGCCTGTTTGTAACTCTGGTAAGCGGCGATCAATATCATCAGACACTCCTATCTTTATTGCCGAACCATCATTAACAAAATAATTCCCACATTCACTTATGTTTACTTGAATTGGCATTGGGACATTATCTCAGTCAGACAAGCGAGTAAATTAATTTCTTGGTCGGCAACAAAGGCAGACTTATATTGATACTCACCTATAATAATAACGGCAGCGGGTATAGTGGCCGGGTCAAGATATGTATACAGGTTGTCATAAATCTTGCGGAAGATTTTGGTGGGATCATTATCTATATTATTCACTACCCACTTACGAACCTTTGTAAACTCTTTCTCCTTTAGGTGGAGAGCCAATTCTTTCATACTAACTTCTGAAAGATTGACGAGGATGCCAGAGTCTATCTTACCCGACACACTATACCGCTGCAACTCATTCAACACTCTCCTGTTATCAGGAAAATGTTTTATAATTAATTCAGCAACAACTTTACCTTCATATTCTATATTCTGTTCTTTCAATATGACAGCACAACGATCTAATAATTGTCCTGCTAGTTCTTTACGCTCACCATTAATCTTGAATTCAATAACAGAACACCTTGAATGTAAAGGCTCGATGATTCTGTTCTTGAAATTACAAGTAAATATGAAACGACAGTTGTTATGAAACTCCTCAATGAACCCACGGAGTGCAGGTTGCGTTGATTGAGGATTGAGATAGTCTGCCTCATCTAGTATCACAACTTTCTGACCACCAGAAAGTGATACCGTTGAAGCAAACGATTTGATTTTTGTTCTAAGAACATCAATACCAGATTCTTCACTGCCATTGATTATCATATAGTCTGCGTTTAGTTCACTACACAGAGCTCTTGCCACTGTAGTCTTACCTACACCAGCACCACCCGACAACAAAAGATTGGGTAGTTCTTTATTCTTTACAAACTCTTTAAAAGTTTTCTTTATAGACTTTGGTAATATACAATCATCAATGTTTTTCGGCCGATACGCCTCGACCCACAATAGATTCTCCATTCTCCACCTCATAATAATCATTATGACTACACCACGGACAATACCAATGGCGTGACTTCATAATATGTTCAGCCGCAATACTCCACCATCCGCTACAACTCTTACAAGAGAAGTGATGGAGTATTTCTATACTAGTCATCTCTACTAGGAACCATTGTTAAAAACTCAACATCCAAATCGAGTCTATCAGCAATACGTTCAATAGACATACCCAACTCTATCAACTTTTTAATAGCCCAGTGAGTATGTTGTGTTGTTTCATCCATTAGTCTTTGCCTCCATAGCAATCCAATAAGATGCATCAACACCTGTCCAATTACTAACACCAGCTTCTGTTGAAGCAGTTACTTGATAATCACCAGGAATCATCTTGAGATTATCAGTTTTAAAACGAAACTCAAAAACAACATTAACTTTATCCAAATCTTCTGTATAATCATTTGATGTTACATTCTTCAAATCTGTTGCTGTAATCTTTCCGTCTGTAAAAACAATATCAGGTAGTTGCATCACTGCCGAAGCTTTCAAAACATTCGTCAATACAGAACCAGGAATAGTAAAAGATACATCGCACTCTGGAGCATTAAAAGTCTCCGGTGGTGTTGTTAGAATAGAAGAATCTGAATAAAAATATCTCACCTTAGTTCTTCCACCATTGACAGTCAAATAACTCTCACCAAATTCCAAATTAGAATCTTTAACCAGACTCAGCACCCCAAGAAATTCATTTAGATCATAGATACCAAACTCTTTTGGGAATTCTTCTACAATAGAAGCTTCACCCAAAATATTCTTCATGGTGGACATTGTCCTAAGTTGACTACCAGACTTAACCAAAATATTCTGATTAATAGTAGAAAAATTCTTTAGAATATTTACTGTATTTTCACTTAACTTCATCTTCACTCTCCGTATCATGTATATGTAACATGATTATTCCATAATGTAAAATTTTCATAAGGTCGGCACGATTCTTACCACCCTTATGCCCATATCGTTGAGCATACTTTAAAATATTACCCATACAAAATCCTTCACCATGACCACAATCTTCTATGAACTGTGTGGCCTGGTACTTGCGTTGAGCATAATGCTGGTCATAAGTATCATCTACATATTTTTGTAGATCACGGATGACTCTATCTTCACTGAACGCATAATTAATTTTTGCCATATACTTATTATCTCATAATAAAGGTTAAATGTCAAGTATATTTTCAATTATTATTTGTTTGGGTAGAAAGTCACAGCAAAAATAACTACTACTGAATGTTATCTTGTTGTTGTCTCTACCATCAGCCATAATGAATCTCATTCGTCTATCGAACATCAGCAGTTGTAAGTCTCTGTCTTTGAATATCTGCATCGGTGCTCTGTCATTCAACCAAGTGTTAGACATAATCAAAGCAAATGGTTTGTGGAATGATAACGCTCGTTCAAAGTATTTTCTTTTGTTGGTGAACGGTGGATTAGAAATAATGATGTCCCATTCATCTGGTTCATAGTTAAAGAAATCTTGACCAGTATCTATGTGTGAATAGACAACTGGGTTTCTTATCTGTTTAACAAATTCACTATCCTCTTTGTCAAAAGGACACCAGACTATCTTACCTTCGGGAATGTATTTGAGTATTGGAGTTACGCCATAATGTGGTGTATAACACTCATCATTCTTACCGGGAGAATATAATATTTCTCTCCTACTTAGAGTGCCAGTAACCACTTCACCAGTTAAAAAACTTAACGCCATAATATTATTATACCACCATTTCTGGTGTAAATCAAGCCTTTTTGAAACCTATTTTATTTCTGCTGTTCGTGGAATTACCAGCATTAGCAAACTTAAATTTTATTTCAGGAAAGGTTTGCATTTGAACTGATAGATTTCCTTTTGTATCTAAATCTACATTGACTTGTTGGATGTCTCTAAAGGTATTCATTAATGAAGTAAGAGCTTCAGCATATAGTTCATTAAACCAATCCACTAAATGATAGGCTAATGGTGATTGTATCTTCTCTGATTTGTGTCTCTGTTTCTTTGTATTGTATTTCGCCCATTCTGTAGCGGCTGGATTTTTTCCTATCGCCTTGTAAAATGGTGCCAACGCCTTACGAATCTTCTTTGTATCCTTACCAAAAGTCTGTAACCATTTCTCTAATGAATCATCACTTAAACGAGTAACAGGTGTTCCAGTTATTTGAGATAATTTAACTAATCCAAAATGCTCTCCATCATCTGTATCCCAAGTCTTGTAAAGATACTTAGCGATATCAATAGCGTGACCATAAGTAGTACCAGCCAAGATTATTTCTACTAAGTCCACCATCTCCTGTTGAATAGGAGACAACTGTTTCATAAATTTTTTATTGGTTAGAAATCCAGACTTACGAGCAATATCCCAAATACCTTTAAAACTTGTAGGTGAACCAGACTTGGTTTTTACTGATACTAAATTAACTCCACCTGTATTATCAGGCACCAAAATATCTGCTACTGGTAAAGAGTTTTTGCCAGGGAAGTTGACTTTACCTATACCTTCTGGATAGTTCGCAGTCGTACACCAAATACCAGCCAACACTTCGCTGTAATCTTTAGCTATTTGAGCAACATCTTTCTTCTCAAAAGGTGGAGGTGTTACTGTAACTTTACCACCCTTAGGCACTTTAGTAACCCAACCCATCAAATTTACAAGATAGTCTACTTGTTTCTTCTTGAGTTTATAACGCTTTTTACCTTTTCCTATCCAATACCTTGCGACTTCACTCTTAACTTTTCTACCACCTATATCTTTATCAGTAGTAAGAGTATTAATACTAGACGGAGCTAAATCTTTCGTTACAAATAATAAACCCTGGGCCTGAGCTCTATCACGAGCAGAAGCCTTTATTGCCTCCTGCATCTTAGTGTATTGAATAAAGGACTTCATATTCATATTTATTAAAATAAAAAGACGGTCTACCCAACACGAGGATAGCAAGCAGTCAAATGTCAAGCATAAATTCTATCATATGCTATTTGAAAATATTTTGGATCTTTTTCTATACCAATGAATTTTCTGGAAGTATTAACACAAGCTACACCTGTAGTTCCTGAACCCATTGTGCTATCTAGAACAACATCCCCCTCATTGGTATAAGTCTTAATTAAATATTCCATTAACGATACTGGTTTTTGAGTAGGATGTAATCCTTTCTCCTGTTTAAAGGACAAAATAGTTTTGGGATATCTTGTACCTTCTGGATTATCTCTATGAACTGATTTAGCTTTACCATATACTTCACCTATCGTAGATGTCTCACTTTTAAAACCACCATAAGGTGTTCCTTTTGTCATTTGTGGATTATATGTAGGTTTAGTTTTATAAAATACTAAAATATTCTCATGGGATTTTAATGGCATTATTTTTGCGTTCATGGGATTAGTACCTTGAGGCTTTTGCCATATCCATTCATACCGAAAATTCTTTATATTACTAGAAGCGAGAATAGTAGTAAAAGGTTGAGAAGCTGTAAATACCATTGCTGCATTTTCTTTTACTACCCTATTATATTGTTCCCACAATTTGTCTAAAGGTATAATACTATCCCATGAGCAAGCTGTAGTACCATATGGTAAATCTGTCAATATCATATCCACACTTGCATCAGATATTTCTGTTAGTTTGTCTAGGCATTCGCCTAATTTTAATTCCATTCGCTAATATCCTTCGTGTAGTCAGACTTCATCCATTTTATTACATTAGCAGCAGAACACATGAAATCATCATTATCACCATTCTGACCACCCTGCTGTGGTTTGAAAAGAGTTGTTTCATTTAAACAATCAATAAAGTCTTGTTTTATACACCACACAAGGTTAGGAATTGCAACACCATTCACCAAATCCATTCCACAAAAAATGAGTCGTTCCCAACATTTTTCTACTGCAACATGATTAATTGTCCAATTTACTACACCACATTTATTTCTTTTAATCGTAGGAACATCTGCATTATTATCACTGTGAGCAGCACTGAATTTAATCTCGGTGTTGTTACCACTAATAATACGATCATATGGACCATTAGGACCACAATCGGCAGGCAGAACTTCACAACCAAGTTCATCCTTCATATAATTAGAAACATATACCTCACCAACCTCACCTTTCTGGACGTTACCAATAAACTTGTAACCCTCAATGTCAGTATCAACCCAAGGATCATTTATCATGCTCCTGATATATTCACGAATGTCCATAATATATTCTCATAATAAAATAAAAGAAAATGTGGGGTGGGCAAACTCGGTCGCCTACAGGTTATTGGTGGTGGACCCTGGGACGTATGTCTGCCACCCCACACTGTTACTTACTTAATTTTAATTAAGCGTGGTTTCTTTTCATCGGGAACGACACGTTCTAGATGTACGGTAAGCATACCGTTAGCCATCTTAGCATCATTCACTACTACATCATCGGCAAGAGTCCAACTACGACTGAACTTACGATACGAAATACCACGATGTATTACTTCTCCATCTTCTTCCTGTTTTCTTTCAACACTACGAACAGTTAAAGTACTATCAGCGATTTCAACTTCCAAATCATCTTGAGATAAACCGGCAAGTGCCAATTCTATAACAAAATTAGAATCACCTTCTTTACGAATGTTGTAAGGTGGAAATCCTGTGTTAGTCTGATGTAATGCATAGTGGTCATGTAACCGATCAAACATACGGTCAAAGCCAACTGCATAGGGGGTTAAAAGATTATGATCGAAATGATCAAATATATTTGCGATTGCTCTAGTTGTTACCATTTTGGTATCCTCCTCTAATATTAAGCAAGGTTAAATTTTGAGATCCCCGAAGGCAATCTCATTACTATTTATATATAATAACATACTATTGTAGAAAAGTCAATAGAATTAGAATAAAAAATGCACCCCACAATAATCTAGGAATCCATCTCTGTATTAAAACTTCATACACAAACGCATAGGTTCTTAATGCTTCTAGATTACCCGAATCTTCATGCATTTTTAAAGCTCGTTGCATTTCTACACGAACAGGTGCGGGAAGAGGCCTCATATCTTGGGCCCACTCTTCCCAAGTATAATAANTATCTAAAAATGATTCTTTATATGCTGTCTTATATACTTTCTCAGGTTCCCAATCTTCAAGCCAACTCAGTATGGTTATGAAATCAGAATCTTCCATCTTATGAAAGGCAGGTTTTTTTGCTGGTAATACTTTAGCAATTAAAACAGCCACCAAATGCAATGCACTATTCTTCTTCAATTCTTTTTCTCCTTCTATCTGATAATTTTCTATCTTTCTCAGCTTTAAATAGGTGATGTCTATGGGCTCTAGTCAAAAACGTAATACCATTTAAATGATCTACTTCATGTTGTAAAATTCTAGAAGTCATCTCACCAAAATTCTGTGTGGCCCATGTACCTTCTTCTGTGTACCACTCCATTACAATATCTTTAGGTCGCCTAACTTTAATAAAGAGATCAGGAAAACTTAAACAACCTTCAATTACCAATTCTGTTTCTTCACCAAAAGATGTTATAACTGGATTAAAAAATATCTGTTCAAACTCTTGAGCTTCTTTAGTCTCAAAATTACCCATACCTATAACCAACGCTTGAGTATCTATATCTACTTGTGGAGCTGCTAAGCCTATACCACCACCCTCTCGTCTAATTTTCTGCAATGTATCGGACAATTCATAAGGATCCATAACAGGATTTTGAAAATCAAAAGGAATACATTTCTTTGTTAATATACTATTTGTTTCTTTTACTAGTTTCATTATGTTGTCATCCTTGAAAAATTTTGTACCTTCTCAAACCTAATTAAATTATCAAACTTATCTACAGACAAATCTGACTTATGTGAAATTATAAAAACATTCTCATTACTCAAAGTACTTAATATTTTTAAAAACTCGTCAGTCCCCGAATAATCTAAACTACTATCAAATATCTCATCAAGTATTAATAGATTAGTATTAGTACTATTCTTCATCTTGGCAATCTGTCTCCATGTAAAGAGTAATGCCAAATCTATTCTCATCTTCTCACCTTCACTAAAGTTAGCATAACCAAACACATCACGATAGCGAGACTTAATTGTTTCATTAAACTGTTCATCAAGCTCAAACTTAACTTGAAACTCCAGTGCTGATAGATAACTGTTAATCAATTTATTCATCACTGGTAGATATCGTTTAACAACCTTTGTCTTGATACCAGAGTCATTAAGTAATTGTTTAGCAAGTGACAGATAGTTATTATCTTCTGTTAATTTATTCTTACGCTTTTGAATAGTCTCCAGTTCATCTCTATATAGTTTTAATTTAGTTTTCTCCTCAACCAAATCTGCGTCTACACTTAACAAATCATTTATCTGATCTATCAGCTGTTCATTAAAAGATATAATAGAATTTGCTGAGGTTGTTTTCTTTGCGGCTTCAACTTCCTTCTCTCTGGTATCTATTGTTATATTATTATATAAATCTTCTCTAGCATCCATTTCAGTTATTTGTGCATCCATACTAACCAATGCATTAGTATTCGTCACCATCTTATCTGTTCTACTTCCTACTGCATACTTTCTAAAATCATCATCTATGGGTTGGTCGCAAGTAGGACATTCAGCATTGTTATTAAAAAATTCAATTTCCTTTTCCATTCGTTTAGAGTTATCTTTTAATTTTACCCGAACTCCTATAAAATCTGATTGTTCTTTTTTAAAGGATTGTTCCTTTGGTAAAACATTATCTCTCCAATCTACAACTTCAGCCATCAAACTTAATGCTTGGGTATTTAATTCCTCTATATCTTTCCTATTCTTTTCTATCTTACTTTCTAAGGCCGTCTTGGATATTTTACTTTTTTCTTTTGACTGATTTATATGTTCCTCGGCCATAGTAATTTTGGTTTCTGTGAGATTATATTGATGAGCTATATCAATCTCCTTCTCCTTCATCTCTTTCATCTTGTGTTTGAGTATAACATTCATCAAAGAAAATATCTTAATGTCTAAAATTTCTTCTACCACCTCACGCCTATGTGCTGGTGTTAATTGCATAAATGGAATAAAAGATGATGAGCCGAGTATAACCACCTGAGTAAATGAACGATAGTTTAGTTTTAGAATACTTGTCTCTAAATGTTTTTGATAGTCACGGATACTAGCATCTTGATTTAACATTTTACCATTAACATAAATCTCAAAACGATTAGGTTTAATACATCTAATGATATGATAGTGTCTTTGACCTATATCAAAATGAACCTCAACTTTACAATCTCTTTCATTAACAGTATTTACTAACTGATCCTTTTTAATATTACGGAAAGGCTTACCAAACAAACCAAACGTCAATGCATCAAGTACTGTAGACTTGCCTGAACCATTATCACCAATAATCAAAGTGGTGTTATGGGTATCAAAAGAAATTTCTGATGGTGTGTTGCCTGTTGATAAAAAATTCCTATATGATATCTTACGAAATACAATCATTCTACTTCACTTGCCTCTACATATAAAGATTTTAATAGCCTATTCAATTTATCTTTATCTATTGCTTTACTATCAATCTCGCCTACATACTTTTCTAGTAATGTAAATGTATCTTCTATATCTTCCAATTCACCATCCGCGATTGCATCTGGTGTAAGGTCACTAAAGTCCTCAACAATTTTTAACTCAAGAAACTTACCTTCATTATAACATCTTTCAATGAATCTGTCAAATGTATAGAAGTCTGTTTTCTGAACTACAAATATTTTTACATATGTGTTTTCATATTCAGATAAATCCATATTGAGCATCTCATCACAACTATGGCCGTCATCATAAAATATCTTTCTGAATAGACGATTAGGATTCTGGTAAAATTCAAACTCTCTTGTGTCTGTGTCGTATATATGAAAACCCTTTGCACTATTATAATCGTTCCAAGTTATCTCATACGGAGCACCTAGATACCGAATATGGCCATCGTCTTGTTGTTGGTGATAGTGACCAGAGAATACACGCTCGTATCGTTTAAAGATGTCACGATCTAATCCGTGGTCACAAACAAGACCAGGCATTATTTCATTACCATTAACCTCAAGATGACCCATGGCAACATCAGCCTTAGCTGTGTTGATTACATTTACTGACTCTGCATAATGAGCTGATGCAATCCAAGGTATGAATAAAATATTACTACCACCAATTTCTACCACTTGAGGAACATCTTGATAGGTAGTTATATTATCATACTCTGCACAAGTCAATGAAACTGAATTGATCTCATTATTGTTTTTATAATAACAATCGTGATTACCAACTAACATATGAACTTTAAAATCCCGTGCAGGTTCAAAGAACATTTCTTTAGCTAATTTAAGAGATAGAAAATTAGTGTACTTGCGCCTATCAAACACATCCCCCAAATGAATAATCGTTGTAATTCCTTCCCGAGCAAGTATTGGGAAAAAAGTTCCTTGATAGAACCTGGCTTGGAACTGTGCAAAGGAAACATTATCATTCTTGCCGCCATGGTGCGTATCTGTGAGCAAAGCTACTTTCATTATTTATCAATCTTGGTGAAATGTATACTTGTCTAGCATATCCTCGAATTGCTGTTGGTAGTCTGATTCATTATCATGAGCCTGAACTGCAATACGAGACTCTATATTAGACTCTTTCAGTAATTTTTCTTTTATCATCTGTTGTTTCTTTTCTTTTGTTATTCTACGAACAAATGCATAGTAAATGATCTGTGTAAAATAAGCAAAAGGATTAGAAGATTTCGCTGGATCAAATCTATCAATATACTGCAAACAATTTTCAATACCATCAGAAATCATTTCTTCCCGATAGGTATAGTTAATAAAGTTTGGTCGGTATGATAGATGATTTGCTATCTTTAGAATACACTCACCCAAATAATTAGTAATTTGAGGAGGTCCTTCACCAACAGATTCAGCTTCTTTTATTAGTGTCTTTCTCTCTACAATTGCTTGTAAGAATTCTTTATTATTTACATAGTGAATTGTTTTTTTCTTGGCCACGGGATGTTCCTCATTGTACATAATCTCCGAATAGTCCTGTAATAACTTCTACAGCATCGGGAAGATTATCTAGTCTCCAAGAAGCGTTACATCGAATAAGAGGATGTTCCATATATTGTTCATCATCAGACACGACAATTAAAGGTTTTCTCAAACCAATTGCCCAACCAATTTCAATAATAGTTCCGATAGATGGTCGCCTATCGTTCATCTCTTTGGGTAGATAAGCCAATACTAAATCACACGACTCTGTATCAAGCCAGTTCTTTGCATTGATAGCACGAGCATCAGACCACATAGGATCAGTTGCACCATCATCAGTATATGTCATACCCTCTTTAACAGGCTCACATCGTAAAGGAGAAATACCAATTACACCATATGGTAATATATACCTTACCTCGTTTCGCCATTCAGTTGCTTCTTGTTCGTTTAATCCAGCAATTGGTCCTGCCAGATATATGTACTTCTTCGTCATAATAAATGCCTTTTTTGTTTAGACATCTATTATGCTAACACATTTTCTAGAGATTGTCAAGCCCTGTGACACTCCAATTTACTTTACTCCAATCACCATCTCTGTGTACTGGAATTGCATGACATTTCGTTCCTAGATGTGGACTAATATCATTGATAAGAATTCTACCGCTATCTGCATGACCCATTAATAGAGTATCAAATGGTACACCCAATCTACGGAGTTCTGATTCAGTTCTTTCTCTTACGGACTCTCGTCTACCTGTCATTAAAATAATCTTATGGCCTTGTGCTTCCCACAAGCTCATTCTCTCCAATACACCAGGCAACAACTCATGGTCTTGTTCCATTATGGCCTTATGCCCACCACCCATATACTTGATGAGCGTTCCATCCACATCGCAAATGATGGTTTTCATTTTTTATCCATAAAATAGCTTGACAAATGTTCATATCCATGATAAGCTAAACAGCAGTGTCTCCGAGAGAAAGAGAATAGCATATTAATGTATTATCTTTTTAGTAGGTACATGAGTCATTCTTGAATCTTCTTCGTACTCCATTAGTTGTTCTTCAGTTGGAGTATTCTCTTCCATAATAGCTGAAAGTTTATCAATGTTAGAACGAATCTTAGCAAGTATATCATCATCACTATCATCTTTATCAAGTTCAATACCAGATTCTTCTTTAGCCTTATTAGAAATCATCCGATAGTATACGATTACTTCCGGTGCTAGATTCCCCCAACCTAATATCTTTTCTTTATTGATAACAAACTTAACATCATTAGTAAAGTTTACCCATCTCTGTAAGCCTGTATGCTCAATGATGTGATCAGGACGATCATAGGTGTGTTGTTTAGTGACGCTCATTGGACATTCTACAACAAGAGCATCACTATACTCCTGTAACACTTTACAAAGTACATCATCCCCATTTAGCATTTTGATAACTTTATATGGTGATTCGTTGGTGTCTTTATCTGCATATTCCATATAACTATTTATCTTTAAGCTTAACTGGCACTATATCGTAATCAAATCCTTGCTCATTATAGATACCTATTCTCTCAGAGAAATGATTTAAAGTATAGTTACTCTTATTATTATAACTTAAATCGTCTGATATGTCAAATATATTAAGTTGTTCTTTATCGGCTGACAATCTCAAACCACGACCAATTGATTGTAATACTTTTATTTGGGATTTATAAGGACTAGCAAATATAATGTTATGTATTCTCTTAATGTTTACTCCTGTAGAAAATGTACCATACGATGCAACAATGACACAATTATCATTTTTCTCTACAAGCTCTCGTACCTTCTCTCTATCATCTGTAGGTGTAGCGCCATAGATTAAATATATGTTTCGTTCTTCACCACAGGTATCAACAATCATACTACACAAAGGAACTAATTGCTTTTCTATGTATTGAGCTAACACCAGAGAGTTGCCTTCTAAAGAACAAGTTAGATTTTTTATAAACAGATTTCTTTTAAGATGTGTAGATAAGTACTCCATTTCTTGCTGATAAGTTTTACCTCTCATCAGCATTTTATTTTGTTTGGTGTGTTCTAGTACAAGGCAACGAATGTGTAGATCAGATAATTCCTTACGTTCTATAAGCTCTGATGTGGTGGTAACTTGTTCATGTACTGTAAACAATCCTTCCAATACCAAACGATGAATCTCTGTACCGTCTAATGTTCCGGTAAGGCCTATACGATATTTACAATCATGCAACTTTGTCATTATACCTGTTAATGATTTTGCTTTTGCGAGATGAGCTTCATCAACAAACACAGCTCCGAATTGACTAAAATATCTTTTGTCTAATTTATAGATTGACTGCCATGTAGAAATAATAACTTCTTTACTGGTATTTTTATCTTTACCAGCATACAATCGGTGACAGTGCTCGTCAGGAAACCAACCATAGTCTGCAAAGTCTGAATACATTTGCTCAACTAAACTGGTTGTAGGAACAACGATTAGGATTTTATTTTCAGTAAATTTTTGAATGTAGTATCTTACTAGAGAGTAAATAATAAATGACTTACCACTACCAGTAGGGGAAAGAATAAGGCCACGACCAGACTCCAAAACACTGTGTACAGCATCTATTTGGTAATCTCTTGCTCTGAACTTTCCTTTCTCAATCGACCGGACAAATCTTTCGGTAACTTTTTTATCCAGTTTCTTAACGCCAAAATCTCCTTCGTATTCAATTTCGTAGCCTTGTTCCTTGAGAAACTTCTGGACATAAGGTAATAATCCATAATAGATTTTACCAGTACCAGGAGAGAATAATCTGATTCGGCCGTCCCACATTCTGTTTCGTACAGACGGCATGAACTTTGCTCCTGGGACTTCAAAGGTGAAGAATTCGGAGAGTTCTCGGGAGATGGATGACTCGCACTTAATTCTGATGTACGCTTCATTAAATTTTTCAACTATTACAGACACTATTAATCACCATGAAGAAATTTCTTCCATTCAATTGTATTACGAATTGTCCAGTTTCTGTTGTTAATCTCCCTTAATATTCTTTCCAGATATTCTACTATCTGTTTTGTATAAGCCATACGCTGGCCTAATTGTTGGAGGTCTTTATCGGCCTCCATATAGATACCTATATCAGTTCTGAGCACCTTCAATTCAAAGGGGTTTTCTGCATACACCTCAGGAGGAGCTTTACCTGTGTAATACTCCCACTTCACCCTATACAAAACTTTATAATCATCTTGCAGTTTTTTATACTGTAAAGAATGTTTAGTAAATATCTTTAGATATTTGTTGTGTATCTGTGGTGTACGGATAGACTCAAGGTCCAATTCTGTATCATCAATTTTTATATCACGCTC